AGATTGACGATGTAAAGGACGAAGCAAGGGCAAACGGCCTAAGCGAGGAAGAAATTCAAAACATTTCCGCTGACACGGACGACAATAATTCCCGTATGGACAGCTATGTTGACGATAAATGTACCGTTCTTACAAAGCTGTGGAGAGACAAAAAAACCGGTACTATATGGGGCTGTGAAGTCACTAAGGGTGCAGTTATACGCAAGCCGTATGATGTGAGAATTAAGTCTTACCCTGTCACATGGATTTGCTGGGATTATGTACAAGAGTGCTACCACGGGCAAGCGTTGATTACCGGGCTTATCCCCAATCAAGAGTTTATCAACAAGGCATATGCGATGGCTATGCTTTCGCAGATGACAAGTGCTTTCCCGACAAAGCTGTTTGACCGCACAAGAATTACGAAGTGGACAAATCAGGTCGGCGCACAGATAGCTGTTGACGGCAGTGTGGAAGGTGTTGCGAAGATACTTGAGCCTGCGCAAATCTCACCGCAGATAGCGCAGTTTATCAACTCCACTATTGAGAACACGCAAAGCTTGACGGGCGCAACGGCGGCGGCGCTGGGCAACACTCGTCCCGATAACACCTCGGCTATTATTGCCTTGCAAAGGGCAGCCGCTATCCCTGCCGAAATTACAAAGCAAAATCTTTATGAATGCCTTGAAGATTTGGGGCGAATTTACATTGAGTTTATGGCGGCATATTACGGCACTCGTCCTGTTGATATACCTGCCGCTGTTGCTGTAGGCGACGAGATAGCGCAGTTTGCAAACGCAAATGTCGGCATGATGCAGCAAGAGTTTGATTTTGCGCAACTTGAAGATTGCCCGATGACGATAGGGCTTGATGTGGGTGCATCGTCTTATTGGAGCGAGGTCGCATCTATGCAGACGCTTGAAAATCTGCTTCAGCTCGGCCTTATCACAGTTGCCGACTTCCTTGAGCGCATACCCGATGGCTATGTTGCTAAGAGGCAAGAGCTGCTCGATAAGTACAAGCAGAAGGAAATGGCAGCACTCATGCCGGCTGTTGCCCCCGAGAGCGATGAAGATGTTATCGCACAGGACGATACGGCAACGGAAATTCCGGAAACTTCCGGCAATAGCGAGCTGCAAAGAGAGGTTGCAGCAGATATTTAAGACATAACGGCCAACCAGCCGATGTTATATATTTTGAATTTTTGATTTGCCCAACCATAGGCAGAAAGGAAACCACATGAACGAATTTGAGAACAGCACTGTAACCGCCGCCGAGGATGATTGGGGCGATATAGACCTTAGTGACCTTGCGGACACCGAGGAGGAAACAGCTCCCGAAACCGAAGAAGCGGCAGCACAGGACAGCGAAACCGAAAGCGAAGCAGACCAGCAGAACGACGGCGAAGTAGCTGAGGCTGAAACAGAAACCGATACGCAGCCTGTTGAGGAATATACCCTTAAGCACCTTGGCGAGGAGCAGAAAGTCAACAGGGAAGAAGTAATAGCCCTTGCGCAGCAGGGACTTGATTACGCTCGTATCAAGGACAAACTGCATACGGCAGAAGCGGAAAAATCGGAAATTGCCGAAAAGCTTTCGTTTTTTGAAAAGCTTGCGGAAAAGCAAAATCAAACCCTTGATGAGTTTGTAGAAGCAACCGCCGCTTCGCTCCGTGCAGACGAGAAAAAGATTTCATATGACGAGGCTTTGCGTGAAGTAAGGTTCGAGTTTGAAAAATCTAAATTTGCCAAGGAAAAATCCGACTGGGAAAAGAGCAAGAACGACGAACAATCAGCGGACGCTGCAAGACAAGCAGATATAGAGGCCTTTATGGAAAAGTTCCCTGAAGCGGCAAAAGACCCGAACGCTATCCCCAAAGAGGTGTGGCAAGAGGCTGAAACCGCAGGGCTTACACAGGCATACAGTAATTACATACAAAAGCAGAAAGACGCTGAAATCGCTTCGCTCCGTAAACAGTTGGAACAAGAAAAACAATATAAGAAAAACAAAGAAAGTTCCACCGGAAGTCAAGCGACAGACAATTCAAGCTCAAAGGATGCGTTGTTTGATGCACTATGGGCTGATTAACTGAATATACGCAACGGCTCCGTGGGACATACGGAGGTAAAAATCAATGTCTATCAATCTTTTTGAGAAGTTTAGTCCCAAGCTCGACGAGCGTTACAGACTGGCATCCCGCACCGATGTGGCTTGCGGTAATGATTTTGAGTGGGAAGGCGTGAACGCTATTAAGGTTCTCACTCTCATGAACCCCACCCTTAACGACTATGTTGCAAGCGGCACTAACCGTTTCGGCACTCCCACTGAGGTACAGGACGAGGCGGCAGTGTATGCCCTCACCAAGAAAAGAAGCTTTGCTAACACTTTCGATGTTACCAATGTTCAGGATCAGGGCTTTGTAAAGAAAGCTGTTATGTACCTCAAGCAGGTATGGGACGAGGTTTATGTTCCTGAAATCGACAAGTATCGTCTCCAGAGATGGGCAAATGGTGCCGGCACTGTTGAGGTAAATGCAGAAGCGCTCAGCAAGACCACTGTGGTATCTGCAATGCTCAACGCACAGGCAGCTCTTGATGATCTGGGCGTTCCTCACGAAAACCGTTTCATTTTCGCAAAGAGCTCCATCATTATCAAGTACAAGCTGGCTGACGAGTTTAAGACCGCTGACGGCATTATGACCAAGTATGCAATCAAGGGTCAGAAGGGTGAGGTTGACGGCTCTCCGCTTATCGGTGTTCCCGACAGCTATATGCCCGCAGGCGTAAACTTCATTATCAAATATAAGAAAGCATCCGCTGACCCCATGAAGCTCAAGATGCTCAGAGCGCATGAGAGTGTCCCCGGCATTGCCGGTGTCCTCATGGAGGGCCTGTGCCGTTACGATAGCTTTGTCCTTGCAAACAAAGCAAATGGCGTTTATGTCCATGCTCAGAGCGGCGCTTGCACCACTCCCACTATTCAAATCGCAAGCAATCAGGCAACCATGACCGCCGGCTCTGGCGAGACTATTAAGTACACCACCGACGGCACCAACCCCAAGACTTCTGACACTGCGGAGATTTATAACGGATCGAGCAAGCCGACTGTTACGGCTGGCGCAACCGTTCGTGCTTATGCTTATAAGACCGGCAGCGTTAACTCCGGCATTGCGGAAGCAGTAAACGCATAACCAATTTAAGAGGGCGCACCCACAAAGTGCGCCCTTTCTCCAAACAAGGAGGTTTAGATGGCGAACAGAACAGCAAATGACATTTATCTTGCCGCCCTTGCAATAATGGACGAGCAGGATATGGATAACAATTATAAAGACAGAAGCGTGGCGATTATAAACGCTTTAATGTCCCGATGTTGGCAATATACAGAAAACTATAAAGGCGGCTCAAGAAGCGGCTTCACTGCAATATCCTCGCTTGATGATGAGCTTGAAGGCTTTGACGATACGCTCGTGTTTGGCGTTATGCCCTATGGATTAGCGGCGGCCTTGTATATAGGCGAAGATCCTTTGAGGGCAAATTCGTGGCAACAGCAGTTTGAAGAAAACCTTTTCGAGGCACGAAGAATACCGCAAAACATTGAGCCGATAGAAGATGTTTACGGCTTCGTAAATCCGTCGAGTTTTGCGAGGTGGTAGTTATGGCTACACTGAGGTCTAACATATCAACGGCAATGTACAACATACGGCAGTTCCGAGGGCTTAACGAAGCTGAGAGCGGCGAGACTGCACTAAGGGACGGGGAAGCAAGCAAGATGCGCAACTTCCGAATTACCGACAGCGGTGCGTTAACTCCGAGGGGAACACTGCAAAAGTGCATTCAGCTCGGCAACGCTTACGATGAACTTGGCAGATTTGACATCAGCCTTGACAGGGGAAAAGAGCAGATAGCGAAGCCGTTACCGAGCTCCAGCAATCCAATCAAGTTGTATTCTTCATATACCGTGAAAGCGGACGGCAGTATTGCAATGGCCGGTGAGCCTGTATATGAGCTGTCACAGACAAATAGCGCTCCACCGACTGATACGGCATATTTTATGTTGAATAACGAGCCTTAC